ATAAATTATCCCTCCGAAGGGTTTTAGGGGGACGCAAGCATGTCAGTAGTAAAAAAATTCGATGAATCGGTCGCTGAAGCCTTAAAAAGCGGCCTGATTGACAAAAAGAAGCAAGGCGCACTGATAGAAGTAGCCCGGAAGCTGGCGGAGATCATGGACGATCCGGAATGGCCTATCATCAAGGGCAAGTATGACAATGTATCACCGAGTTCGTTTCTGAAATATTGCAGTAAGCTGGGCATCGCTCCGGACATCGCAGAAGAAACAAAGAAGCAGAAGACGGAGACCGTGCGGCTTGTAGGTAATACCAAATGGAAGAGGGCATAAAAGGCAAGGAAACGCCGCGCATATTTACGCCACCGCTCCGGAAACTTACACCGGAAACGTCAGTCGGTTTTGAACTGATAGACTTTGCAGAAAACGTTCTGCACGTCAACCTGCTGCCGTGGCAAAAATGGCTGGCGATCCATGCTTTTGAAGTAATAGAAAGTCCAGACGGCTGGCGGTTCAGATACCGCACGGTCATCGTGGAAGTAGGAAGACAGAACGGCAAGACCTTATTCGGGTGCGTTGTCGCTCTGTATTTTTTATATATGCTTGAAGTCGGTCTGGTGCTGGGAACGGCGCAGGACGTAAGCAACGCGGAAGATACGTGGCAGATGTGCGTGGAAATGGCACAGAACAACGAGGAACTGTCTGAAGCTATCAAGCATGTATGGTACACGAACGGCTCAAAGCGATTACAGCTTGAAGGCAATCGTGATTACCGCGTAAGAGCATCAAACCGAAAGGCCGGCAGAGGAAAATCCGCCGACCTTGTTTTATTAGATGAGCTTCGAGAGCATCAGACATGGGAAGCATGGGCGGCATTGTCAAAGACAGGCATGGCCCGGAAGAACGCCCTGATGTGGTGCATGAGCAACGCAGGTGACGGAACGAGCGTGGTGCTACGACATTTCAGGCTACGCGCACACGCGCAGCTCGGCGATCCGGACGGCATAGTCCGCGCTCTGGGCGAGTCTGAACCGCTCGCAGACGATTCTGCTGACGGCTCCGCGCTCGGTCTGTTTGAATGGTCAGCCGACCCTAATGCAGAACCGGGAGACCCGCAAGCATGGGCGCAAGCTAATCCGTCACTCGGTTACACGATAGAATACGCCACAATCAAAGCGGCATACGCTGACGACCCGGCGGACGTATTCAAGACGGAGTGCTTATGCCAGTGGGTGACTTCCACTATCACGCCACCGTTCCCGGTCGATTCATGGGACGCGGGCAAGGATGAGCAAAGCAGGATCGCGGCGGACGCTCCGCTCTGGTTCGGTGTAGACATATCCAGCGACCGGACGCACGCGAGCATCGCAGTATGCGGCAAGCGTGAAGACGGCGCGTGGCACGTAGAGCTTGCAGAATACAGAGCCGGCACAGGCTGGCTTGCAAAGTGGTTTATAAACGCCGCGCCGAATTACCCCGTCATGAAGGTCGCGCTTCAGAGCAAGGGCGCACCGATAGCAAGCATGATGGACGTACTGGCGGCGATAGACGGCGTTGAGATAATAGAATGCTCCGGTCGGAACGTAGCCGGCTGGTGCGGACGTTTTTATGACGCAGTAGCGGCAAGCGCACCGGATACGGAAATAGATGCCGTACCGGTGTACCACATCACACAGCCCGCGCTCGACCTTGCGGCGAACATCGCGGCAACGCGACCGATGGGTGACGGCGCGTGGGCATGGGACAGAAACAAGTCAATGGAGGACATTTCCCCGCTCGTAGCGGCAACGATGGCACTGGGAGCGGCAACACAGATAGACGCAGAGAAACCGAAATTATACGACAGCGTATACGAAGACCGTGGCGTTCTGGTCGTATAGGAGGAAAAACACATGGCGATTTTAAGCGGCCTTGCTAATTTATTCAGGCCAAAATACTACTACACCTACGGCGGGGACTTCAGTGTGCAGATCTGTCAAATGGACGCTGCGCAGTTATACCGTACACAGCCGAATCTCCGGGCAGTAGTCAGCTTTTTAGCAGACAACGCGGCACAGATCCCGATCAAGGTGTACGACCGCGCAAGCGATACGGACAGACCGCGAGTATTGAACAGTCCTGCTGCATTACTGCTTGCGAACCCTAACCCGGACATGACGGCGTATGAGTTTAAACGCTGGGCATACTCCGACCTGCTTCTGTATGAGCGTTTCATGACGCTTCTGATCCAGAACAAGGACACGGACAGCGGCTGGGAGCTGCGGCCTATACCATCGGCATGGATAAAGTCATACAAGGGCGACTCTCCGTTCGCTCCGGACTCGATCATCATCGGCACGAACAGCAGCGGCCTTGTGGAAGTACCGAAGGAAGCCTTTGTCTTATGGCATGGCTACGATCCGACCGACCCGATGCGTCAGTACACCCGTATAAGCGCGCTGAAGGAATCGCTGCATGAGCAGATAGAGTCGAACAAGTTCCGCCGCCAGATGTGGCAGAGGGGCGGACGCTTCAACTCATATCTGACAAGGCCGAAGGATGTTGCGTCATGGTCTGACGGTGCTTTTGAACGCTTTAAAGCTACATGGAAAGAATCATGGGCAGGAAGCCAGGCATCGGAAGGCGGCGGTATGCCGATACTGGAAGACGGCATGGAGATAAAGACCGTGCAGTTTAACAGTAAAGACGCGCAGTGGGCGGAATCAGTGAAGCTGTCCAGAGAAGACTGCGCGGCGGTCTATCACGTCAACCCGGCGATGATATGGCCCGGAAGCGGTCAGACCTATGCAAGCGCAAGGGATAACGCGAGAGCATTATATAACGACTGCCTCGCACCCACGCTGATGCAGTTCACGGACAGGATCAACAAAGAAGTCCTGAAGCGGGTAGGCGAAGACAAACGCCATTATGTGGCCTATGACATAACGATAAAGACCGAAGGCACGTATGAAGAGAAGATAGCAACTCTTTCCAGTGCGGTCGGTGCGCCCTTCCTGTCAAGGAACGAGGCAAGGGCAAGGCTTGACCTTCCGGCTATTGAGGGCGGCGATGAACTGATAACCCCGCTCAACGTTCTGGTCGGGGGGCTTGCGAGTCCCAGAGACACCGACCCAACTGTGGAGAGATACAATTCAGCAGGTGCCATAGGCCAGAAGTCGCAGGAAGAAAAGACACCGCGCAAAGCACGCAGAGACCCGACAGAGGAAGAAAAAGACCGCATAGCAAAAGTATATCGCGGATTCTTCAGACGACAGGCGAAGTCAGTGCTGCCGAAACTCGGAGCGAAGTCAGCGAGCTGGTGGGATGAAGAACGCTGGGACGATGAGCTGACGGACGATCTGTATGACGTTGTATTCAAGATGAGCGTGGACATCGGACGCGAAGCCGTGAAAGCCCTCTGGGGAATGGACGGCGATTACGATGCAGGACGCACGGAAAACTTTGTCAAGAGCATGTGCAGACGGCGTGCGGAAATGATGAACCAGTCCACGTATAAAGAACTGCTTGCGGCTCTGGAAGCAGACGACGATGACGACGGTCTGAAGTCCACCCCGGAAGGTGTTTTTGAGAACGCTGAAGAAAACCGCTCGATGACAGCGGGCGCGGCGTTTGCGGTGGCTCTGATCGGATGGAGCGTGCTGGAGGCATGCAGGCAGAACAAGCGTGACGGCGATCAGGTTATGAAGACATGGGTCGTGACATCCAGCAATCCGAGAGCATCACACGCAGCGATGAACGGCGAGACCGTGCCATACAACGAGCCATTCAGCAACGGCGCGATGTGGCCGGGAGACATGGACAACCTTGACGCGGAAGAAGTAGCGAACTGCTGCTGTGAATTGGAGGTGGTCATTTTATGATTCATATCATATCCGGCCCGCCGTGCGCAGGAAAATCGACATACGTGCGTGAAAACGCAAAAGAGAACGATCTCCGCATAGATTATGACCTGATAGCACAGGCGCTCGGCTCACAGAACAGCCACGCCGCAGAAGGGCACATAAAACAGGCGGCATTTGACGCAAGGGAAGCCGCGATCAAGACCGCACTTAAAAATCCGGAGCTTGAATCGTGGATAATTCACACGTCACCGTCTGAAGAACACATAAAGCTATACGAAGAAGCCGGCGCGGAGTTTATAAGGCTCGACCCCGGCGAGGCCGTGTGCAGAGAACGCGCACAGGCAGACAACAGACCACAACAGACTCTTGACGGGATCGGCAAGTGGTATGGGAAAGGGCGAAGAATAATGGTCAAGACAAAAACATACGAGCTGAAGGCTGAGAACGGCGTCATCACCGGATACGCATCCACGTGGACACGAGAGCCGGACAGCTACGGAGACATCGTTGCAAAAGGCGCATTTGCAGAATCAATAGCAAACATAAAGGCGGAGGGAAAAGTCCTTCCGCTTCTTTATAACCACGACAACGACGAGCTGAAGAACTTTATCGGCACTGTGACCGAGCTGGAAGAAGACGATCACGGTCTGAAGTTCAACGCAGTGTTTGACGCGACACCCGAAGCACAGCGGGCGCGTGAGCTGGCCATGGACGGACGGCTTGCAAAGTTCTCGTTTGCTTATGACGTACTCGATCAGGGCGAAGTCACGCTGGAAGACGGACGCAAGGCGAACGAGCTGAGGAAGCTCAGCATCCACGAAGTCAGCCTGGTCATGTATCCGGCGAACCCGGACACATCCGTTGTCAGTGTTAAGTCAGCAGAACCGCAGGAAAAGTCCGGACGCAGAAACAGCGCAAAGGACGCAGAAGCAATCAGAGAAGCCATCACGCTCTTACAAGGCGTACTTGGAGAGCTTGAGGATATACCGGCAGAGGAAGACGCAAAAGCCAAATCGGAGGAACCGGATACGGTCAACGATGAGGAGCTGAAGCGGGCAGAACTGCTGGAGAAAGCACAAGCAATTTTATCGAAAGGAGAATCAACGAAATGACTCTCGCAGAAAAACTGACCGAAGCAAAAGAGAATCTTAAAGCTATGGTCGAAAACGGCGAATCAAAAGCCGATGAACTTGATATTGCCATCAAAGCGGTTGAGGAAGCACAGGCTGACGTAGATGCCGCTGACAAGGCACAGGAACTTATCAAAGCACTTTCACCCGTAGAGGTGGAAGAAAAAGCAGACATGGAGGAAAAAACCGTGGAATACACCAACCTTGGCGAATATGTAGCCGCACAGGTAAAAGACGCAAACATCAACCCCAAAACAAAATTCAACTACACTGCACCGGCGTTCAAGGTAGCCGCTCCGATGGTTATACCGACAAGCGTAAAACCGGCGATCACAGAGTATGACAAGAATGTAGTAGGCTTCCGCCGTCCCCTTCTCGTTGCTGACCTGTTCAGCTCCGAAAGGATCAATGGCAACGCGCTGACATTCTTTGTAGAGTCCAGCTCCGTTGAAGGCGGCCCGGCATACACAACTGAAGCTAACGAAAAGCCCATGATGAGCTTCGGCGATCCGACAGCCGTAACTGTAGCACTTGCAAAGATCGCTTCTTACATGAAGGAATCCGATGAGCTTATTGATGACGCTCCGTGGCTTGCAGATGCTATCAACAACCGTGGTCTGTATCAGCATCAGCTCGCTGTTGAGTCTTATCTGATGACGACCCTTTCCGGAACTTCCGGAATCGGAACTGCTTCTCTGCTTACACCGGACGGCATCTTCAAAGCCATGATGACCGTACAGGCAAACAGCGGATTTGCAGCTGACGCGATCGTAATCAACCCGACCGACTATCAGAACATCAGACTCCGCAAGGATCAGAACGGTCAGTATTACGGCGGCGGGTTCATCACTGCTCCGTATGGCAACGGCGATGTTGTAGAAATGCCGCGCATCTGGGGACTGCCCACAGTAGTTACCAGCGCAGTCGCAGCAGGCACCTGCTATGTAGGCGCGTTCAAGATGGGTGCTTCCGTAGTACGCAAGAACAGCGGCGTAGTTGTTGATATTGCGAACCAGAACGAAGACGACTTCATCAAGAACCTCATCACGATCCTCATCGAAGAGCGTCTGGCACTGGCAGTACGCAGACCGGCAGCTTTCGTCAAGATCACAGGTTCCAGCACAAGCACCGAAGCGTAATAGCGAATAGGAGCGCGACATGTTAAGAGAGTACAGATGGCACGGCTATACATGGCAGATAGACGATAAAGACCTTGACCGGTATCCGGGTGCGGAACTTATCGAAGCCAAAAAGCCGGAAGCAAAGAAAAGAACGACCCCGCAGAACAAATCCCGCCGCGCTCAAACCAAATGAGAACTGCATGGGGTTATGACGTAAGCGAAAGCCTTGCGCCTATCGTATCGCTCGCACAATTCGACTACATCACCGGAGGAGCTTACAACAGCAATCCCCGCGTGGAAGCGGCACTTAATGCGGCATCACAGGCCATTCGTAATTACTGCGGATGGCATGTATGCCCCGCCGCTACATGCACGGCGAATCCTGCCGGCGGTGCGGTCGTGGCGAAACTTCCAGCCGCGTATGTCAGCGGCATCACAAGCGTGAAGGAAAACGGAGCCACACTCGCGGAGAGCGACTACGAATGGCGGAAGGACGGGCTTCTGAAAAGGGCATACCCGTACCGCTGGACGGATAAATGGGACGGCATAGAAGTCGTTTACACGGCTGGCTATTCTGCTGAAGCTGTCCCGGATCTCGTTGAAGCGGTATGCGCTGTCGCGACAGGAGTCCTGTCAGTAGCACCGGGCGTGGTATCGGAGAGCGCGGACGGCGTGAGTATTTCTTACTCCGCCAACGCTTCCAGTATCGCAGCGGCACTTACGTCACAGCAGAAAAACGCGCTCGAACCCTACAAGGTGGTAAGCAGCCATGCCGCTTAGTTTTTTCATGGATAACATCACGGTCAGACGCGCACCGCTCATCACGAAGAACGGTATGCAGGTACGCGACTGGGAACACGCGACAGAACACACTGTCTTCCGGGTCCAGGTCGCGGGAGCATCCACTACAAGAGAGTGGGGCGGACGCACACTGAACGTGGACGACAAGAGAGTATTAAGGGCAGCATATGACGCGGATATTATGGCGGGTGACCGCGTTATATGGGAAGGCGAATTATACGAACTGGACGGTGAGGTGCTTCGCACGAAATCACCGACAGGGCGTATTTCGTCTGTACGCTGCTACCTGAAAAGGTGGGAAGGCTAAATGGGCGCAAAAGTACGAATAGAACACAACAGTCAAGGATGGATAGAGGTCTTTAAGTCTGAAGGTATGCAGACGTTAGTCAACCAGACAGGCGAACGGATCGCGGCGGAGGCAGGGGAGCATTTCTATTATGTACCCGGCACGAACAACCAGTTCACCGCGGGCGGATTCGTCAATGCTGACGAGTACACCGGGTCATACCTCGAAGCAGTCTATAAGACCTTAACGAAGGCGGTACACGGATGAGAGCAAGCGTAGATATTGAAACAGCTATATATGAACTGCTGATTGCCAGCGAATACAGTGCATCGGCTCATGCACTCCCGGCAACACTGGGCGCACCACTGCCGCACGTGCATGTGGTCAGAACAGGCGGATTGACGGACGATTTTGTCATTGAGACGAATCAGGTGGACTTTGATGTCTATGCTGCGGACGATGCGGACGCGATGGAAGACGCATGCAGCCTTTGTGCGTGGGTGCGGAACCTGTCCGGCGAGATCGTAGGCACGCAGTGCTACGCGGCGGAAATATCCACGTTGCCCTATAACAATCCTGACCCTCGGCATCCTAATCTCGCACGCGCCACTTTTAAGGCGCAGATATTGACACGAACGAAAGGAGTATAAGAAATGCCTTATACCAGCGATGTAAGAGTAGGCGCACCGGAACAGTCCGGGACAGTGGGAGCTATCCTGCATGCACCTACCGGCACAGCACTTCCGACCCTGTCAAGCATCTCAAAGTCGGGCGTCAACTACAATCAGGCGTTCACCGGCAACGAGTATGTTTCACAGGACGGTCTTACACTTTCCCCGTCACGCTCAACGACAGACATCAAGGACTGGAGCGGGGCAACGGTAAGGAAGGTTCTGGAGTCCTTTGACGGCACTCTGAAGTGGACAATGATCTCCACAAACAAGGTCGCTTTCGAGCTTGCATTCGGCAAGAGCAAAGTCACCAGCGCAACCGCTACCACCGCTCACGGCGCACAGGCACAGGCGGCTCTTGGTGCTTATATGCCGGATGAATACGCATGGCTGTTCTTAATGAAAGACGGCGATGCAAGGATCGTTATTGCGGTACCAGACGGACAGATCACCGAAGTCGGCGATGTAACGTTCGCATCTAACGCAGCAGTCGGCTGGGAAGTCACCCTTTCCTGCTATCCCGATTCTGCCGGCAACTGCATCTACATCATGACCGATGACGGCGTAGTAACCGCATAATGAAACGGAGGACATTATGAGAGTATTCACTAACGATTCGCCGGAGTTCTTCTGCTTTCAGCTGGAAGGCTCCGACACTGTTTATAAGATCCCTCTGGCGGCTTCTATGCCCTTCCCTAACGTGCTTTTGGTAAAAGAAGGCGTGGAAGGGTATTACAAGCTGCTGAAGATCTATATGGGCGATGATGCGGACGCACTGACCACAGGCCAGATATCCGAAATCACTCAAGCGTGGTCGAACGCTTCCCACAGATCGGGGGCGGAGCCGGGGGAATCATCGGCCTTGTCCGAATAATCGAGAATCATGACCGTGCTTTAGAGTACGACCTCATGACGCGGACAGGGCGAACACTCACCGAGTATTTAGACATGGGGGCGGCTGGAAGGGTCGCCCTTATATCATTCATCAAATTTTTACCACCTGACTCCGCGCTGAACCGCGACATGAACCCGAAGGACGAGTTCGGGCCGTGGTACACCACAGCGCAGACAAACAGAATCCTCGCTGATTTATTCGATGTTTTTGTAGCGGCGCACTCAAAGAAGGGACACAACCCGAAACCATACCCGCGCCCCAAACACAACAAGAGCATCGGCAAGGGAGCGATCCCGATCGAGGACTTCTGGTCATGGTGGAATGGGGAGACTGAATAATGGCAACAGGTACAGAAGTTGCAAGGGCATATGTGACGATTATCCCGAAGTCTGACGGGACATCGAACGAGGTCATAAACTCCGTTGTAAACCCTCTTGAACAGGGCGTATCAAAGGCAGGCAACAAGGCCGGCGGACTTTTTAACAAGGGACTCGGCGGCATGCTGGCATCGTTCACGATCCCTACGGCGATAATCGGTGCGCTGGTCGGCATAGGCAAGGCCGGATTTGACGCATACGAAGAAGTCAAGGGCGGAGCGAATGAAGTCATAAAAGCGACCGGTGCGACAGGCGAAGCGGCGGATGAGCTTATCGACGTTTACAAGGACGTAGCTAAAAGCGTAGTCGGTGACTTTGACGATATTGGCGCGGCTGTCGGCGAACTGAACACAAAGCTGGGAATTACCGGTGAGGATTTAGAGTACGCTGCCGAGCAGACCATGAAGTTCGCACAGGTGAACGGAGTGGACGCGAAGGACGCTGCGTCGGAGATCGCGCAGATGATGAACAACGCCGGTATCGCGGCAGATGAGTACGGCACGATCCTGGACAAGCTGACCGTTGCGGCACAGCAGTCAGGCGTGGATGTTTCCACTCTTACTTCGACAGTAAACTCCAACATGACCAGCTTCGAGCAGATGGGCATTTCCACTGATGAGGCTATCGCCATGCTCGCACAGTTCGAGAAGACCGGCGCGAATACCAGCGCGATCCTCGCCGGCATGAAAAAGGGCGTGCAGAACTGGGCGTTGGAAGGCAAGAGCGCAAAAGACGGCTTTGCTGAATTTGTCGCAGGCGTTGATAACGGCACAGTTACCATGCAGGATGCTATGGAGCTGTTCGGCAATAAGGCCGGTGTGGAAATGTATAACGCGGCGCAAAAAGGGCAGCTGTCCTTCGAGGATATGTTCGAGGCCATCACGGAAAACAGTTCCGGCGCACTCGATCAGGTCTATGACGACACGCTCACCGCATCAGACAAGATGGACATCGCATGGAAGGGCGTTAAGACTGCAACGGCTGATTTATTTGAACCGCTCGCGGAAGGCGCGACCGCCGTGCTGACTAATCTTGTAATACCGGCAATCGAGGCGTTATCCGACGGTATAAGCTGGTTATGTGAGAACGTGCCGATATGGTGGGATACTTATGTCGCGCCGGTATTCGATACGTTATACAACATCTTTTCAGACCTTCCCGGATTCTTTACGGAGCTGTGGGAAGGCATCAAGCAGACTGCATCAGACATCTGGGACGCTATCTGCTCATACGCAGAAGAAGTATGGACAGGAATCAAAACGGCTGTTATGACACCGATCGACGAGGTATCCTCATGGCTTTCCGATGCATGGGACACTATCTCGTCGCTTGCGACAAACGCATGGGACAACATCAAATCGTCAGCGGAAACGACATGGGACAACATTAAGACCGCCGTCATGACACCTATCAACCTGCTGAAGTCATGGCTGTCCGGAATCTGGACAACGATCACGACCACCGCGCAGACCGCATGGGAGAATATACAGTCCGCGATAGAAACACCTATCGAGAACGCAAAGAACTTTATCTCCGGGATCATAGAGAAGATCAAGGGCTTCTTCAGCTTTGAATTTTCGTGGCCTTCTCTTCCGCTGCCGCACTTTGCGATCACACCGGAAGGCTGGTCGATCGGCGACCTGCTGAAAGGCTCAATACCGCATCTGGGCATCGACTGGTATGCACGCGGCGGTATCTTTACCAGCGCGTCTGTTATCGGCGTAGGCGAAGCAGGACGTGAGGCTGTCGTACCGCTTCAGGGGCAGTATATGAAGCCGTTCGCAAAGGAAATCGCCAAACAGATGGAAAACAGCGGCAATAACATAATTATGAACGTAGAAGTCAACGGGGCAGAAAATCCGGAAGAGTGGGCGGCAAGGCTCGCCCGTGAACTTAACTGGCGAATGAGGATGGCTTAATGGGAAGCACAAAAGCACCGAGCGGGCTGTCGGTAGCCCGCGACACAATGAAATACACGCTGTCATGGAAGATAGCGGACGAAGACTACGGCGGCGGGCAGGAATTTCAGTACAGGACGAATCTGGACGAGTCCGGCGCATGGACGAGCGTATCAATCGGCAATGCCGTTACATCACGGACAATATCGTTCACGGCTTCAGACTACTATCCGACAACGGCAAACGAACTGCTGCGGATAGCGTTCCGTGTGCGCGGCAAGCGTGCGAGCGTGACGGAGGATAACGTCACAACGACATTTGACTGGAGCGCATGGACGACAAAGGTTTATGAACTGCACGAACCGAAACGCCCGACGCTGGCGGAAGAACTGGACGATGAAGTCACTAACAAGACAGAGTTCACGTGGGAGACGGAATACTCCACGGAAGACTCGCGCCCAGCGGTCAATGTCGAATGGCAAGCCGTACTCATTCACAACTGCACAGAGACGGACGGCTCAAAGATAAGCTGGTCAAGCTCGCAGTCAACATACGACTCCGGAACCGGCTCTTTAAGCGATTCCATAACAAAGACGGAAGATTCGGATGTGCTGGCAAGCGGTTCTTATACGCGCTGGGTCAGAGTCCGTTCCAGAGGATGCGCAGGTGCGTCAGAATGGCGTTATATCAAACATGTGTATGCGAGGCCATATGCCGCTGAAATCCGCGATGTAGGCTCTGTAGAAGAGAGTTCTAACACCACCGTGCGCGTAGAATGGGCATCACAGCAGGACGCGGCACATCCGATAGACAGGTCTGGCGTTGAATATACCGTTGTGACACCGGGAAATAATCTGGCATGTCCCAGCGGCGCAAGCTGGACGGAAGTCTCCGTGGTCGCTGACACATTAGGAACGGACGCTGTTCGCGTAGTCGTTCCCGCACAGGTCGGCGAAGATACGTGTATGTATGTTCGCGTGGTCAATTACCACGACAGGAACGTGATCCCGTCAGACCCGCAATTAGTCAGATCGGGATACCTGAAAGCACCGACAGGGCTGACTGTCACGAATATCGACTCGACAAATTATCAGGTCGATATCGCATGCACGAATAATTCCACCGTGCCGGACTCAAAGCTCGCGGTCATTTACAGGCGTGACGGAAAGAGCGTTACCTGCGGAATCATCGGATCAACCGGCACGATAACTGATCTGCAATGTCCGGCATGGTCGGATTCATCAAAGGTCGGCTTCAGCGTTTATGCTTTTCAAGGCACATACACAAGCCGATTAAGGGACGATGGCGTTACCGTTTACACGATAAACGAGAACATGTCGTCTTCAAGGATCGGATACAACGTTGATATACCGAGTATCCCGAAAGCACCCGCGAGCGTATCACTCACAGCGGCAAAGAACCTTACAGAAGTTGTCGTGTCGTGGGCGTGGTCATGGACAGACGCAGACACAGCGGAAATAAGCTGGAGCGATGACAAACACGCATGGCGGTCAACGAACCAGCCGCAGACTTACGCGATAGATACCGGCGTGGTCACGTCTTGGCGCGTGAGCGGTCTGACGATAGGAAGAACATATTACTTCCGCGTCCGGCTCGGCATGAACGGGGAAGAGTTCGTGTGGAGTCCGTATTCTGAAACCGTAGAGATCGGGTTATACTCCGTACCCGCGACACCGGACTTGCAGTTATCGGCGGCAACGGTGCAACAAGGCGGAAAATTCACGGCTTCATGGACTTACAGTTCAGCCGATGGCATAGGGCAGGAAAGTGCTGAAGTATGCGCCTATGCGAACACCGGTGTGATACCGCTTGAAGCTAACTGGCCTAAAATGGTCGTTGCACGTGCGAAATCGGGACAGGCCGCGAACGTATCAACAGAAGGCTGGGTAAAAGGCACGTCATACACATGCCGCGTCAGAGTCACGTCAAAAGCGGGGCTTGTATCCGCGTGGTCTGACCCTGTGCAGATAACCATCCCGGCAGACTTGAGCATTACAGCGGCAGTCGCATCGTTTACCGATAAGACCATCACGGATTCTTCCGGCGTATCGAGAACAGTGCGTTCGCTGGTCGAACTTCCGTTTGCTATATCCGTATCACCGGGCGCGCCAAATGGCGGAACTACTACGGCGATCATGTCACGGAATGAAACTTACAGCATGATCCGACCGGATTCCACAACGAAAGAGATAACCGGCTATGATGGCGAAGTCGTAGCTATCAAGAAAGTCTCCGGCAACGGCTCGATACAGATTCGCAAGAAGGATCTGATCGGCTCGCTTGACGATGGCGCGAAGTACATGCTGACCGTCATCGCGGAAGCAGACCCGGCAACACCGGCAAGGTTAGAACTTCCGTTTGAAGTCCACTGGAATACACAGGCGATTATTCCCGCACGGGCTACGATCGTCTGGCTCACAGGCAACGCGGTCAAGATAACACCGACAACGCTTTCAATATCAGAAGGCGCGACCTGCGACATTTACAGACTTTCAGCGGATAAGCCGGAACTGATAATCCAGGACGGCAGATTCAACACGGCATACGTTGACCCGTTCCCCGCGATCGGCGTAACAGGCGGATACAGAGTCGTTTACAAAACTGCAAACGGCGATTATATCACGGCAGGAAACAAGCCCGCATGGATGGACACTCCCGCCGGTCTGGAAACGGAAGAAAACATAATTGACTTTGCGGGCGAACAGATAAGCCTGAAGTTCAACATGGCTGTATCGCACAGCTGGGTGAAAGACTTCACGGAGACGAAATACCTCGGCGGAGCGGTACAAGGCGACTGGAATCTCGGCACAAGACGCACTACAAGCATCACAGCGACTTCCGTAGTCGTCAGAGATCAGACCACAATAGACGCGCTCCGTAGGCTTGCAATATATACGGGCATCTGTCATGTGCGCACGGTGGACGGTTCCTCGTTCGCATGCGACATACAGGTAGCAGAAACAAGGTCATACAAGACCGCCGGAAACACTGCGGAATTTGATTTAAAGATCACGCGGGTCGATCCGGAGGCTCTGGACGGAGTGAAATACTCGGAATGGATTAATTCATGAACTGGAGCAAGGGTTTTACTTCCACGTGCTACGCGTCACTGATGGACGCGGGTGCGTGGGTAGCGACAAACAGAATAGAGATAACCGGCGGAAAAGTCACCCGGTCAGACTCCGACCTGCAAGAGTCGGCGGAGATCGGGTGCGTGGATTATGACCAGTCAAAGGAAAGATGGATTCGTATCAACATGGACGTGACGCAGGACGGTGATTCTGCTCACGTTCCTGTTTTTACGGGGCTGGCGGTTAGTCCGGACAGGGACATAAACGGCAATCTGACGACTAATTCAGTAGTTTGCTATTCGGTCTTGAAGCCTGCACAGGACGTGCTTCTGAAGCGCGGCTGGTACGCGGGCAAAGGCTTGAACGGCGCGGAGATAGTCAGAGACCTGTTAAGCGTCACGCCCGCACCGAAGACCATCACGGGCAACGGCGCGAAGCTGACGGCGAACATCATCGCGGAAGACGGTGAGAGCAACCTGTCAATGGCTGTGAAGATTCTTAACGCCATCAACTGGCGCATAAGGATACACGGAGACGGTGTTATCGAGATATGCGCACAGCCGAAAAAGACTTCCGCACGGTTCGACAATCTGGCGAATGATTCCATAGAGCCGAAAGTCAAAGCGACATTTGATTGGTACGACCTGCCTAATGTTTACCGCGTGGTAAGCGGGAACAAATGCGCGGAGGTGAAGGATTCAGCTGCTATCAAGGCCAGAGGGCGCGAGATATGGCAGCAGGACACCAGCCCGGCGTTCAACGGGTCGGAAAGCATCACGACATACGCACAGCGGAAACTTCAGGAAGCACAGGTGGCGGCGTATTCCGTCAGCTACGACAGAAGATTCCATCCGGACGTGCGTATCGGCGATCTGGTGGAGATACATTACCCGGCACAGAATATTGACGATGTTTTCCGGGTGACTTCACAGGCTATCGACCTGAAGGCAGGAGGCAGAACATCAGAGGGAGTCGAGCGATATGAGCAGGCTTTTTGAGCAGATAAAAAACGACATAATTGACGCGCTGAAGATGGCGAGCAAGACACGCACGTCATCGTATGACACGACAGCCGAAGTCCTGCATGTGGACGGGGACACCGCGTGGGTCAAGATTCCTGGGGGAGTGGAAGAGACTCCCGTAGAGCATGCGATCAACGCAAGCCCCGGCGATATCGTGCAGGTCAGAGTCGGAAACGGGCGCGCATGGATAACAGGCAACAACACAGCCCCGCCGACAGACGATACCACCGCGATTTATGCGCGGACGGTAGCCGTAGAGACGCAGGAGAATCTGGAAGAGCTTGAGGAATACTTCTGGCATGACGGACAGGGCGCGCACGTACTCGGCAACGTGAGCGGCTACCGAAATGACATCAAGTCGGACGGCATGCACATCGTTCAGACTTCCACGGACGAAGAAGTGGCGAAGTTCGCGGCAGACGGCTCACAGATAGGTAAGGACGCCGAAGGGCATATTGTAATCGACTTTCATTCAATGGCGATGTACAACCGCAACGGCACAGCTGTGTTTGAAGTCAAAGATGAACGTGACGCAGAGGGTTATGTACAGCTTTCAGAGACGTTTGAGGGCGATGGAAGTACAAAAAACTTTCAGGCGAAGTACCCGATATCCACCATTATATCGGTCACAGTGGACGGCACTACATTGCCGGCAAGTGATTATACCATAAGCGGGCAAACTACGCTTCGATTCCAAAACGCGCCATCAGAGGGCGCGGTCATTGTATTGGACTATAAAACAAACGCGGCTATCGTTGCCTTTACCTTTGGTAGACGAGCGGCAGGCTCTGAGGTAGGAATGACCAGCGTTGCGGAAGGTATTAATGTCGAAGCAAGTGGCGTTTACTCGCACGCTGAAGGTTATGCAACGAAAGCCAGCGGGCGGGATAGCCATGCGGAAGGCAGCTATACTCAAGCGGTCGGAAATTTTTCCCACGCAGAAGGAACATACACTGAAGCAAACGGTGCATATTCTCACGCACAGAACTTTTATACGATTGCAAACGGATCAGCGCAGACATCCATGGGCATGTTTAATGTTCCCGATAACAACTGGGTTTATAGTCTAATGATAGGCAACGGCACAGATTCAAACACCCGTTCAAATGCGTTAGGCGTTACGTGGAAGGGAGACATTGAGTTCGATATTAAGCGCAACGCTCATTCCAGTTCGATTGACGGCGCTCTTATGGCGGCTCTTACTGCGAAAGGATGGGGCGGCGGTGCGATAGTCGGAACGGCACAAGTCGGTACGGCTACGCTCGGCACGGCAATCAGCGGCGAAGGCGGGCTTAACTCGCTGAAGGTACTACTTACGAAAATCATAAATGCTCTATAGGAGGATTTTTAAATGGCATACAGTAAAACGACATGGGCGGACGGCGATACTATCACCGCGACAAAGCTGAACAACGCGGAGAACGGCATCGCGGCAAACGACAGCGCAATCACGACAGCCAACGGCAAGATCGTAACGTCTGCGAGCATATCCAGCGGCGTTATCTCATTCAAGAACAGCGGCGGAACGACACAGTTCACGGTCACTTTGCCGGTATATGACGGAGGTGTAAGCTGATGGCAGACGTAACGATTAATTACAGCGGTGAAGCAATCGCTACCATGAGCGCGAGCGGAACGAAGACGCTCAGCACATCTGGGAAATACTGTGAAGACGATATTGAAGTGGTTTATGTATCTCCCGGTGGCGGAGGCTCACTCGGCACTAAAAGCATCACGGCTAACGGCACTTACAACGCATCCTCTGACAATCTGGACGGCTACTCGCAGGTCACCGTCACTGTCCCCAACACCTACTCCGCAGGAGATGAGGGCAAGGTTGTTGACGATGGTGCATTAGTATCACAGACCGCCCATGCGGATGTCACACCAACCACTACAGACCAGACTATTGACACCACATTAAACAATTCATTAAAGGTCAAAGGTGATGCCGACCTTGTGGCGGGAAATATCAAGAAGGATGTGCAAATATTCGGAGTAACCGGAAGTTATGAGGGGAGCGGGGGTGTATCGCTTGGCCCTATGGATTACCCGGTTATAATAACGAACGGAAGGGCTTCCGGTACAATTAGTTTGAAGCCTATCACTTATAGTGATGCGGTACAATTTACAACGTACGCTTCAAATGTTGCTGCAGGCACTTCAGCAACCGTTAATAATTTAATGACCGACGGTGAATATGTTTGGTTTAATTTAAATAACGTTTCAGCAGTAAGTTATAATAATCAGTCTTATACAGATTTTGTTAAATCAGAGTCTAACTGGAAATTAAAGATACCGTCAGGATTCGATGGGACAATCCCGTTCGTTTTTACAACTTAAAGGGTGATATTATGTCTATTATTCAAAGAGAATTAAAAATAAACGGCATTGATTATGTTTATTCAAAGTCCGACGAAGGACGTTATATTTGTAGGGATAATTTTCAGCTTGTCGATTCGTATGATAAAAAGTCGTTTGGCAGAACATATACAGAAGGCGATTTAATCGTTGAGGAACCGACTTCAGAAGAATTGCTTAATATCCTGCTGGGAGGTGATTCCGAATGATAAGCATAGCAAAGGCAAGGCTGTTAAGACGTCTGATAGAGCTTGCATCCGCATCACTCTCTGACAAAGATGCCCTTGACGGGGTGGAGTTGTTTCCGCATTGGTGGAATGACTATGACTATTCAGTTGGTGACAGAGTGAGTTATGAGGGAACGCTGTACAAATGCCTACTTGACCATACAGCACAGCCCTCATGGACTCCTGATGTTTCTCCTTCCCTTTGGGTGCGAGTAGATGACCCGTCTGTTGAATGGCCTGAATGGATTCAGCCGGTCGGCAGTACAGACGCTTATGCGAAGGGCGCAAAGGTCAGCCACAATGACAAGCATTGGATTTCTGATGTAGACGGAAACGTCTGGGAGCCGGGCGTTGCCATGTGGACGGAGGCGGTAGAATGACAGAAATAGCAACTGCGATTATTGGATCTGGCGCGTTAGCCTCTGTCGTATCGCTGATTGTGACGGCGATCGGCAGGAGAAGCAAGTTGAGGAAGTTGGAGAGGGACACGGTTCGGCTCCAGCTTCTTTTTCTGATGTACATCATGCCCGATGAGAAACAGGAAGTAATGACGCTCGGACAGTATTACTTTGAAACGCTCAAGGCGAATTGGTATCTGTCCAGCCTGTTTGATAAGTGGCTGAAGTCCAACGGCTTGGAGCGTCCGAGCTGGTTTAAGGGAGGTAGTGACGAATGAAAGATTGGCTTATACGCGCATTGAAGACCTTTGCACAGGCGTTCTTCGGCGTTCTGGTTCCAGAGGTCTGCATGATTCTCAACGGCTCGCTGTCTGATTGGGCAGGAGTCAAGGCGGTACTTGTGCCGCTCATCTGCTCCGCGCTTGCCGCTGGCATCAGTGCGGCGTGGAATATCATATTGGAGCATCTGAAGGAAGAGGTCGAGGAAGATGACTGCGACTGATTGGAAACAGTACGATTTTTCAGATTATCCCTACGCTGCGGAAACCATCGCTTCTGCCGGGTGCGGGCCGACCGCGTGTGCTGACCTGCTGAACATCTCACCGATCGAGACGGCTGCCTGGCTCACCGACCACGGCTATGCGTATCCGTATCAAGGCACGGCCTACGAAGGAATAAACGCATGCCTGACGGCTTACGGCGCAGACGGGAAGATGCTTGCAAGCGGTCTGGACTACCAGACGAGCGGGACGGTCTTCTCGCAGTGGCGCAAGGCGATACAGGGCGGAGTCATGGGCGTGATTCTGTTCCACAACTGCGTATCGAGCTATTGGACAAATTCGGGGCACTTCTGCGCCGTTGTCAGCTATCGTGACGGGCAGTACCTCGTTTACGATCCTGCAAGCGTAGTTCGCACCGGCTGGCATCCGTGGGGAGACTTTGCAGGAAACATATCCGCGCTCTACACGTCCAACATCAAGTGGAATGATTCGATCGCGGAAGACTGCTTCTGGGGCATCGAGACCACGCGCAAGGCACAGCAGGTATTCGGCACGACTAAAGACGGCATCGTCAGCAACCAGAACAAGGACATGCAGAAGTTCTTACCGAACTGCATGGAAGCAAGCTGGAAGTTCGTGCCGGCCTACAAGATGAAAAACGGCTCCGACCTTATCCGGGCAATTCAGACGTTCCTCGGCATCGAGGCGGACGGCTTCTGCGGAATGGCTACCGTGGTAGCGTTGCAGAAGTTCCTCGGTGTCGAGCCTGACGGCTATTTCGGCGGCGCAAGCGTGCTTGCCTTCCAGAAATGGCTTAATACTAAATAGCCCACTTCGGTGGGGACTCTTCATATTGTCCTCCTTTTGGCGGCCTCTCAGGGTGAGCATTTCGCTCCCTTGGGGGGCTTTTTTTATTGCTCACGCACACGAATTGCACACGGCATTTTCGGAAATGCCTATATCATAGGTGCTATTGAGAAGGTAACAAGGGGTTCGAATCCCCTATGGTCCATAATTTTGGGAGGTAGCTAAAACAGCCGCCTCCCGTTGTTTTTGCCTATTTTATAGGCATTTCCGCCATTTCAGAATTGAAAGGATTATTTCAAATTTGAAAGGATTATTTCAGTTTTTTAATACCTCGTGCACACGAAATGCACACGAATTATATTGCATCCATAAATGAGCGCAATTTCTTCTGCGCTTCTGTCTTTTCCACTTCTGCAAGGTGGGTGTAAATTTTCTGTACGACATACGGATTAGCATATCCGCCGTATTTCATCGTCATCATCATCGAGATACCGAGATAGTAACACAGCGAAACAAACGAATGACGCAGACCGTGCAGACCGATCTCCGGAAGGCCGTTCTCACGGCATAACCGTTGGAATCTGTCTCCGATCGTGTCCGGAGCGCAATCAAGGTCCAGCGGCAGCACCTTCAGCCGGTCAACGAAGATCGGGACCATCCTGCGGCTCTTTGATGTCTTATTAGCTTGCCGTGAGACGTATGTATTTGCGCTGTCCTTGATTATTGAGCCGTGAACGTAAATATATCCGCCTTTAATGTCAGAATCTGTCACAGCAAGCATTTCAGACTTCCGGAGGCCATGCAGACACAGGAGAAAATGGGCCTCGTTCTCATGGCCCTCGATGAGTTTGACAAATCTTTTAATTTCTTCCGGTTGGAAAAACTCATGCTCTTCCGTGATGACCTGCGGCAGCAGTACACGCGGCAGGATGACGTTATTCGACTTCAACACGGCCTTGACCATGCCCCACGAATTATACAGCGTCTTTGTTGAGATTCCAGGAGCCTCATCATTAACGACCTGCTGCCATCTGATCCGGTCCGTGATAGGCCGGTGCATGACATCTTTGAACCTGTTCCGCTGAATGACTCTATAACCGGCGATCGTGGACGGAGAAAGCACATTCACACGCTCCGCGATATATTTATCTATTGCTTCGTGAAGTGTCAGATCGGGGACATTCGCGTCCATCAGGATCATCGCTTCACGCTCGGCTTCATAGGCGGTCGGACGCGTTACTGATCGGCGTTTGCCGTTCACGATATACTGACAGCGATAATTGCCGGAGGGGAGCTTTTTGGCGTTCATATTATTCCTCCGTGAGGCCTAACGCATATTTCACTATACGCTTGTTATCTTCCGATGCAGCACGGTAAGCAAGAATCATATTACGTTCAAAGGGTGACATGTGCTCGATCGGCTTCAGTTCACGCGGTTCGATGATGTCCGATCGGAGACATTTGAAGTATTTTGCGAGCCTGTCCACGTTTGCCATGCGAGGCACACGGTAACCGCTCATCCAGCTTGATAGTGTGGTTTTACTGATGTTTAAATCTCTGGCGATATCAGCTTGTGTTTTCTTGTGGTCGTAAGCAAGACGCTTCAAATTTTTGGCAATTATCTTGCCTTGTTCAATATCATCCATGTTGGGCACCATCCTTTCTGATTTGCATTGTAAAACAAAATTTAAATAAAGTCCATATTTTGTATTGACAAGTACGCAACAAGCGTACTATTATACTGCTTGGGGAGTATTTATTTCACCATGCAATTTGAAAGGAGGATTATATGCCAAAGATTACAATTGCAAGCGCAAGAGTGAACGCAGGGTACACACAGGCCGAATTTGCCCAGAAAATAGGCGTTTCACTTCCTGCCTTGCAGAAGTGGGAAGCTGGCAAGTCAGACATGAGAGTGTCCAGCCTGAAGAAGATCAGCGAAGTCACCGGTTTCTCAATGGATGATTTTATTTTACCCAAAGAGTACGCATGAGGCGTATAAACATCACACAGGGAGGACGGGGATGCCATACAAGAAAGATAGGCGGCCTTGGGCCGGTCTTGATGAACTGATCGCATCGCGGAAGATCGGACAGGCAAAGCTGGCAAAGATAATCGGATGTTCAGAGGTCACAGCATGGCGGCGGCTGAACGACATCGGAGAACTCCGGATCAAGGACCTATACGCAATCATGAACGCTGCACACATAACGAAAGAGGAGGTTTCAAGAAAATTATGAAATGGACAACAGCAAGAGCAACAACACTGATGAAGGAACTTGACGCGCTGGATGACGGCATCAAGTACGAGCAGATGATTTACGGATCGCTGAAGAATGACGCGATGGAAAAAGACGACAAGTCAAGCGAGCAGAACTACCAGAAGCGTCTGGACGAGTACATGGCGGTCCGGTCAGCGATTGACACCGTGATCGAGTTTCTGGACGGCTGCGAGGTGCGGCTATGAAACGCGGAGTGTTTGAGACGCTGTTCATCTCCGCTCTGGCCTACACGGTGATCGCGTCCGCAGCCATGCCCACAAGGGCGCATGAAACGGTCGTATATCCCGTTAGGCCGAATGAAGGTATGCACGTGGACAGTTTAGTGGATAAGGCAAGAAAAGCGATATACACGCGAATATGTGAGTTAGCACAGGAGGAGAGAATTGGACGAGCAAATAATGATGCAACTGATGGAGATTACCAGACAGCTTACGAAGATAGCGCAGACGCAGGAGCGGATTTATACGGCGATGACTACGCAGGAACCGCCGACACGGACTCCGGAAGAGTGGAAAGCACAGAAGAACTATGTGAACTATACGACACCGTATGCGAAACCGATAGCATCAGTGGGGACAGTTCCGATCGAACCGATCCCGTACTGACCTGTCTCGGAGATTGGACTATCTCATTTTATTGTCCGTGTGAAATTTGCTGTGGACAGTGGGCGACCGGCTGCACGGCCTCCGGAGTGCTTGCGACACCATGGCACACAGTAGCAACTGACGGTTTAGAGTTCGGCACCGTTCTGTATGTTGACGGACTCGGATACTTCACAGTGGAAGACAGGGGAACGGAATATGGATGGCTGGATATCTACGTTGGTGACCATGCCGCTGCGCTCGATCTCGGACTCCAGACGCGGAGCGTCTACATCGTTTCGGAGGGCTAACATGACCAGCGGACTTAAAAAATGCGAACAGAATCACATCAGATGCCTCATGTGGAAGGACGGCAAGTGTGTCGGCTTGAACGCTACGGATTTTTCATACCACTGCCCATTCTACAAGGAACGTCTGAAGATGAGCATTGAAGAGGTAGACGAGTATAACAACGGACTGCGGTACGGCTTCAAGCCGCGTGTGATCGGCGATGGCCTGTCAGCGTCCGAGATCAACGGCAGAAAGAAAGGAGTGACATGGTAGAAGTAATCAAAGACATCTGCAACAGCGGATCACCGAGGATGCACAGGCGGATCGTCCTCACCTGTGATGAGTGCGGAACCAACGTGCGTGAACTGTACCGGCACAACGGCGAAGAGAAGTGCATGGACTGCCTGTTGCAGGACTTAATGGACGATGGGACGATTGAGTTTGTCTCAATACCAGAATGAAACCGCCCTGTGGAGGCAGGACGGAATCAGATAAGTAACTATCAACTACTTAATTCAACGCCATTATGGCAGAAAGGACAAAAAATGTCAAAAGTAATCGGAGTCATGGGTGAATCGGGATCTGGAAAAACCACATCCATGCGCAATCTTGACCCGAAGGTCACGTTCTATATCGACTGTGACAAGAAGGGCCTCAACTGGAAAGGCTGGAAGAGCCAGTACAACGCACAGAATGAAAATTACTGGTCTTCCGACAGCTTTACGGTCGTTTCCGGTCTTCTCCGGAAAATCAACGAACTGGATAAGTTCAAGCACATCAAGTTTGTCGTGATCGACACACTCAACGGCATGATGGTGGCGGAAGAAATGCGAATCCTGGCCATGCAGTCCGGAGACAAGAGATCTGCTTGGTCGGACCTTGCACAGAACGGCTGGAATCTGGTCAACCTGTGTTTGGAACTTCGCGAAGATCTGACGGTCATCATCCTGTGTCACTCGGAGACGATTTCGGACGATAACGGCATCATCCGGACAAGGATCAAGACCAACGGCAGGAAGTTGGAAAAGCTGGTACTGGAATCCAAAATGACAACGGTCATCTGGGCAGTACGGCAGGATGGCAAGTATAAATATGTTCTTGCCGCTGATGGATCCACTTGTAAGGTCCCGATCGGAGCGTTTGAGGCCGATGAGTGCGACAACGATATCATGCTCGTGGTTAAGGCTTTGGAGGATTACTAATGCACAAAGGATCATACAAAAGTCGTGAAGCTGACATATATGACAGCTACGAAGAAGTTTGTGAAATTGCTCATGATCCGCCACGATACTGCGAAAAAGACGCAACCGAACTGATTTATTTCTCGTTCTTTGATTCTTTAGGACGGTTCACATTAAAAGCCGGATGCAAAACCTGTGGAGACAGCAGAGCAATATGCGTCAAGAAGGAAAAACGTGAACAGAAGATGCTGGACCGTTGGACCAAACTTGTAAAAGAACGAGCCGGATACAGATGCGAAATGGCAAATGAAAAATGCAGTGGAGAGCTTCACGCACATCATATCATTCCCAAGCACTTAGATCCGGATAAGAAATACGATGTTGAAAACGGCATCTGCTTATGCGCAGCACATCACAAAATGGTTCATCACTATATGTAATGGAGGAATAAAAATGCAAAAACCTAATAATTTTGACAATGTACAAGCAAGTGGAGACTTCACGCCGATTACGCTCGGAGGTCATCACTTAATCATAAAACAAGTTGAAGAGCAGCAGTCAAAGTCCGGGAAGGACATGATCGTGGTTCTGTTTGACATGGCAAAGGG